GGTACATCTTTTGGAGAAGGTTCTGGAGCACCAGATGTTTTCTCACAAGAGTTAGAAGATGATTTTGGATTTACACAAATCTTTAAAACAGCTTGTGAAATGTCTAATACAGCTAGAGCAACTAGATACCGTGGTTACGAAGATGAGTTCCAAAGAATTTGGAATCTTAAACTACGTGAACATAAAGTAGACATCGAAAGAGCTATGCTTTTTGGTCAACGTGCAAGCGTTGGTGGGATACAATACTCAGAAGGTATTGCAGGTCACATTATCAAAAATGGTACAGCAGTAGTAAATGATGCGGCTTTATCTTATTCTTCAGGAGCTCCTTATTTTAGAAGCTCAACTGCGGCTGAGTTAACATATGACAGACTTCTATCTGATTTCGAAGTTGTATATGACCCAGCTCGTGGTGGTGGAGATTCAAAGTTAGCATTAGCAAGTTTACCTGTTATTACCTTTTTTAATAAGTTAGGTGCAGATGCTTTCTTAAACACCACAATGCAAGCTGGAACTTCAACTAGTGTAAACGACGTTTCAAATCTTCGTTACAACCTTTCTGAAAAGCAAGGTTCATACGGTCATAGAATCTTAAGTGTTGATACAATTCACGGACAAATGAATTTAGTCAAAGAACCTTTGTTTAGAGGTCACGCTTCAGGTTTCTTATGTATGGTTGATTTAGACCACGTAGCTTACAGACCATTAGTTGGTAACGGTGTTAATCGTGATACTCAGATTATGACTAACGTACAATCAGCAGATGAAGATTTACGTAAGGATATGATTATGACTGAAGCTGGCTTAGAAGTTAGTCTTCCAGAGACTCACTATTTAATTAACTTAGAAGGAGTTTAATTATGGCTAGAGCAAGTTACTTAAATGAAAGTAGTGGTAGTACTTTTGGACATAAACTAAAAGTAGAACCTATAAAAGCAGCTAGAACATTAACTAATGATGATAGCGGTAAGGTTTTTATGCTTAGTTCTGCTGGTGGAGCTTATTCAATTACTCTTCCAACAGCGGCTAATGCAGAGCAGGGAATCTACTACAAGTTTATTGTAGAAGAAGAAACTCCAACTGCAGATATTACTATTGCGGCAGGAAGTGCTATCATAAGCTTAGTTGCTTTTGATGGTGGTGGCGATGTTGGAAACTCAACTGCAGGTACTCAAGTATCTAATATACTCGTAGAAGCGGCATCTCAAAAAGGAGACTATATAGAGATGATGTTTTTTAATGGAGAGTATGTTGCTTCAGGTTTATCCGCTATTAACGATGGATTTACCACATCATAAACTGAATAAATAAAGTTAACAGTACGGAACTGTGGGGGTTATCGAATAAAGGGTGACCCCCAAAATCCTAAAGGAAAATATGAATTGTGTAAAATGTAAAAGTCCAAACCCAGAACAATGGTTCTACTGTAGGAAGTGTGGAAGCAGAGCTTCTGAGCCTACATACACAACTAATATGTTTATGCAAAGTGAGATTGGTAAGAGAAGTGATATAGAATTTTCAACAATGAGTATGGATGACCATATTGCAAAAACTAAAAAAACAAATAAACATACTAGTAATAAAATTTGGAAAGAAAGAATTAAACAAGCAGGTGCTGTTTAATGGCTAACTTTGACGTACAGATACAAGACATTATAGGTACATTTAGTGACCAAACAGCTATGGATGATTTTATGACTGCTGGATGTAAAGAGATTATAAACGCCTTACCTCCTCAGTTGTTATTAAAGTGTGCTGATATTTCTATATTAAACAACAGCACTACTACTTTAACAAATTTAGATACTAAGGGACTAGTGTTAGATGTTCTTAGATACGATGGAACTATAGACCATCCTTGTAGGTTAGTACCTGTTTATAAAAGAGGTAGGATACAAGACGCTTCTGATATGGAAGCGGCAAGTACTACAGACCCAGCATATTTAATATTCGATAATACACTAGAGGTTTATCCAACTCCTACTGCTGGTAATACAGCAAAGGTTCATCACGTTGTGTACCCTACTGTAGATGCAAGTGCTGTTTCTACCATAGCTAACTTTCCAGATGAAGCTGAGTACTTAGTGGTATTATATGCTTGTATAAAAGCAGTTCAACAATTATTAGCTACAGAAGAAGATATAGAATTATACAATCCTATGTTAGCTCAATTAAAAGATGATTACAGTAAAGGACTAGCACAGCTAGTAAACTAATATGGCAGTACATTCAATAAGTGTAAAAGAATTAATAAGTCGAGTAAGGCTTGTATTCCCAGATGCTCCTGAAGCTTACATTATGAATTTGATTAATGATGCTTTAGTAGAGATAGGAATGTTTAAAACAAAAGTTGTTCACGCTAAGATAAGTACAACTGCAAATAAAATGTATTACAATTTAGCAGATGGAGCTCAAGACTCAAGCAATAATAAGTTAGAAGCTAATCATATATTAAGAGTTTACTTAATGGATAATGAAGGTGACTATATACAGATACCTAGGTTACTTGATAAGAATTTATTATTAGCTGATGCAACAAGTGAAGATAATGTAAACGCACCGGATTAATTATGGCAAGTAATATTAAATACCCAGAAAATGATGCAATGTACTTTATAGAAGGAGATGCATTAGCGTTAATAACTAAAGTAGATTCATCTGGTAATGGAAGAACTACGGCAAGAAAACAATTTAAAGCAATAGAAGAATCTGTGACTAATGGGATATTAATACATTACTATGCAGAGCCAAATAGCGTAACTGCTATAACAGATAACTTAGATATAGATAATGCACTTGAGCTTTCTGTGGTAGACTATGTTAAAAAATGTTTATATATGGATAAGGCTGGTAAAACAGCAGACCCTAATGTTATGCAAGCGTCAATGGCTATGGCGACTAAGCATGAAAGAAATTTTAAAGAAGCTATACAGAGGTATGGTGTCCGAAAAAAGGATAAGACTGGTGGCTCAAGAGTCGTCAAAGTACCAAATTTAGTTTAACCAATATAGAGGCTTTTAAAGCGGTGGTGGAGGAATATAGGATAAACAATGTCAGACATAAATAAATATACAACAAAAGAAGTTCTTAATAAAGTTCTTCTTGATTCTTCAGGTAATGCAGTTAATGCATACTCTCACACTTCACAAGAAGCCTTCAATGCGGCTTTAGATGATGCTAATAGTAGATTAAACGTAAACCTTGTAGGTGGCACTATAGGTGGAGACGTAACTATTAATGGTGACTTAACTGTTAATGGTGATGGTGCAGGAGCTTACGATGAAATTGTCAATGGTGACCTTCATATAAAATCAGATAGTGGTAATTCTACGAATGCATTTTTAGTAGAAAAAAATGACGGAACAGATGTCTTTATTGTAGATACTACTAATTCACGAATAGGTATAAATTCTACGCCAAGTAGAACATTTCAAGTGGATGGAACTGCTAGTGCTACAACTGCCACTGGTTATTTTTATACGAATGCAATTCATACTGGTGTAGATACTCAATCAGTTGTTTCTATTCGTTCTGATAATGCTAGTTCAAATGGGAATGTACTTCATGTGCAAGGCGATGGAACTGGCAATCTACTTACTTTAAGTAAAGACGGTTCAGATAAATTAACTGTTACTCACGAAGGTAACGTAGGTATAGGTAGAACTCCCACACAAAAATTAGATATTTACGCTTCAAGTGGTAATCAAACCATTATGAATGAATTAGGTGGAGCTGGCAACGCTGAATTAAGATTGAAAAACAACGCTGGTGATAGAATTATTAGAGCGAGTTCAGATAAACTGCAATTTATAGATAATGCAGATTCAAGAGCTGATTTAAGTATTGATGGTTCAGGTAATTCCACATTTGCTGGTAAGGTAGCAATAGCATCAGACTTTAATGCTGGTGAATTATTAGGAGTAAAAGGTTCTGCTAATACAGAGTGGGGAGCTAGAATTGATAACACATCTTCAACTGGTTATGGAGCTTTAGTTAAAAGTGGAGGTACAAGTAGTAGTCAATTATTATTTCAAGTAAGAGGCGGTTCTGTAAACGCTCTTACAATTAAAGGAGACAGTAGCTCAACATTTGCTGGTAAAGTAGCAATATCATCGGATTTTACTAACAATGAATTATTAGGAGTTAAAGGCTCTGTCGGTTCTGATTGGGGAGCTAGAATTGAAAATACCTCTTCAACTGGTGCTGGAGCTTTAATTAAAAGTGCGACTACAAATGCTGGTACACAATTATTTCAAGTAAGAAGTGGCTCTGACAATGTTTTTACAATTACGGGAGACCAAAAAGCAACATTTGCTGGTGATGTAACAGTTTCTTCTGCAACAGATACCAAGCCTATTTTAAAATTAGAACAAACTGGTAATAATGTAAATGGTGGTCAATTTATTTTTCTTACAAGTGGTACTGCAAACGATAATGACCTTTCAGGT